CGAAGCGCAAAAAACGAATGTTGACAGCCTTGTTGAAGAGCGTATTGCGCTAATCGATAAAGCTCGTCCTTCTCTTGATGCTGCTTTTGATTTTACTGGCAAAACTGCTCGTGAAATCATGGAAACTTCCATCAAAGCCGTTCGTAGTGATGCTGATTTATCGGACCGTTCCGATGATTATGTAACTGCTATGTTCGACACCTTAGCTGAATCAACCTCCCGTGGCGATTCTGCTGCTACAGAAGAACTGCGTAAAGCTGTTGCTTCTCTTGTTTCTCCAATGTCTGCACCTTCGTCCTACATGGACAAATTGCAGAATGCTTGGAAATCCCCTCTCTCCGTCTCTAAGGAGCGCTGATCCATGGCTGTAACTTTTACCACGTCAGGGACTGCTTCTGCTGGTGGTGTGCAACAGAGCTATGCTCTTGCGCAAACTGCTTTGCTGGAAGGCCAACTCTCTGATATTCGCGACAATACCATTGGCACCTATGTCAACGAAACTGCAGTTGTACTGCCTTTCGGTGATGTACAAGTGTTCAACTCTGCTGGCACCGTAGCTAATTCTGCTAAGACCCTTTCGGCTAGTGGCGATACCGTTGTTGGTATCAATGTTCTCACTTATGTTGATGAAACCGCTTTGAATAGCGATAACCGTCCTGGCGTGAAAATCGACCAAGTGCTTAACGTTGCTAACGAAGGTTCAGTTGCTGTCTATGTGACTGGTGCCGTCACCCCTGCATCCGTTGTTCGTGTGTTGTTCTCAGCAAGTGGCACAGGTAAGGCTGGTCAATTCAGTCATGCTTTTGCTTCAGGTAAGACTTCCCGTCTTTCTAATGCTCGTTTCCTTTCTACTACCACTGGTAGTGGCTTGGCGATTCTGGAACTAAACGGACCAGGCTTTGTTCTTTCCGCTGATTCTTGATAGGAGGCCCTACTAATGTCTGATTTTCGTCTAGACGACGCGGGTCTGTTTCTTGAGCGTCAGCTTGAGTTCATCCGCCCTCAAGTATTTGAAACGGTTTATGCCGATATCAAATATCCAACCATCTTGCCTGTAACTAGCGAAGCTGGTCCTGGCGCACAAACTTTCACTTTCCGCATCATGGACTCCACTGGTGAGTTCAAATTGATTGCAGATGCTGCTGATGATTTGCCACGTGCAGACGTTAGCCAAGTGGAAAAGAGCATCAACATTCGTTCTTTCGGTGGTAGCTTCGGTTATACCGTACAAGAATTACGTGCTGCTCAAATGGCTAATATTGCTCTTGAGCAACGTCGCGCCCAAGCAGTGCGTCGTGCTTATGAAGAGAAAGTAGAAGCTGTTGCCATGTTTGGCGAATCTTCTGTTGGCTTGGCTGGTTTCTTCAACAACGCAACTGTTGATGTAATTGCAGCTAACAAGTGGTTTACTGGCACTACTGCTAGTGGCACTGCTCAAGACATGCTGGAACTATTGAACTATGGCGTTTCTGCCATCATCAATGCTTCCAAGATGAAGGAGCAGCCCGACACCATCTTGATGGCTTACGAAGACTACAACGTAGTAAGCACCACTCGTAATTCCGATTCTTCGGACGTTACTGTGCTTGAGTATTTCCTTCGTACTAATCCTTACATCCGTAATATTGAGCCTATCAATCAACTGGATGAAGGTAATAGCGTATTAAATACTAATCGTATGGTGGTTTACAAGCGCGATCCTGAGAAAGTGCAACTGCATATTCCTCAGCCTCTCGAATTGTTCCCTCCTCAACAGCGCGGTCTTGAGTTCATTGTTCCTGCTCACGCTCGCGTGGGTGGTGTAGCACTGTACTTCCCTAAGAGCGTTATCTATGTTCAAGCTTCGGCTTGAGCCTAACCTAGCAATGGGCGTTAAGCTATCATCAGTTCTTCTGAACCTTTTAACATGTTGATTGCTTATCGCCCTGAGCTTGAAAATCCACCCCGCGAAGGTGGGTTTGGTATCATCACCGATGGTGGCATGATTCAACTTACTCCTGGCTTAAATCAGGATGTACCAGAATCACAATGGAGAATTGCCCAAGAAAATGCAATCGTAAAAAAATTGATTACTATTGGGGCCATTGAAGAAGTAAGGGAACGAGTGACTGTGGAAGCAATTCCGCAAGATGTAGAAACCCTTTCTAATCTTCCTGTTATTGAAGCCTCACGAGTCATTGAAATAATTCATGACCTCGATCAACTCGCGGCATGGAAAAAAATTGAAGGGCGCGTGAGAGTACGCAATATTATTGCTAAACGTCAGGAATCCATCAAAGCAGGCAAGGCATAGCCATGGCTGTTACGTATGCAGCATTCTTAGATCGTTTCCCTGAATTTACTCCCCATCCATCGGGGATTGTAAATGGGGCATTGCTCGAAGCTACTGCCGATGCATCAGCAGATGTATTCGGCAGTCAAGTAGACAGAGCAGTGAAACATTTAACAGCACATATCGTTGCCATTCAACTTGCACAAATGGGCGTTCAAATTGGCGCTACAGAAGGCAAGGTTTATGGTAAAGGACTGGAGGCCACACAATATGGCCAAGAGTTTAAACGAATGCTTGAAACCGTCGCTGGCTCTCTTTCAATTGGTTTTGTTGCATGACCAACGTACTATTGCCATTAGCTAATGCCACGCTTGTGTGGTCCGTAGCTTCTGGTTATGTCGTTGAATCAGGCACTGGTAATTACGTTCCAACTGCTACTGGTGTTACTTATTACGCCACATTACAGCAAAAACGTAATCCACAGTATGATTATTTGCTTGGTGCTGATAATACTGCTGTGTACATGGAAGGACGTTTGACTGGGCCTCTGGCTCTTTCTGGCATCACTCCTGGAAGTTCAGCTTCTGCCACAATCAACGGAAGGGAAGGACGATTTGAGCTATTGCCTAATGAACAAATTGCTGAACATTATTGGCAGTTTTTAGGCACACCAATCAGAGGAATCTTTAGACTGGTTGGTAAAGGAAGCGTACAGAACGTCTGACGCTTAACCACTTTCTCTTTCCCATTGTTGAGGCATTCTCATGCTCTACCATCCCACAGAACTGGTTAAGAGCCAAGACGTAATTGTACGTGTTGGTTCTATTATCGCCGCAAGCGGTCGTCCAGTTTTCACTCAAAGTGGCTCTACTTTCACTGTATCTGGCACTCCCACTCTTTTCACGCTACAAGCAGCTACTACAGCTTCTGTTGCTTTCAATGATGGCAACACTGAGTTTTACTTACTTGGTGGCGGCGGCTTCTCTGATAGCGTAATTGTTACCAGTGCAGCAACAGCTTCTATCACTTCCTACTTCCAGAAGGATGTTGATGGCACAGTATTTGTTCCGAACAGTTTTGACGAAGCATTCCAAGTGATTGCCACTGGTCGCTATGACAAGGAAGCCGAAGTGTACGTTGAAATCAACAAGCAACTTGGCGTTAGTGGCACCACTTACTACTACGACCGCGTAGCTTATGTTGGTCGTGTTATGAACTACAGCGAAAGCTATCCTGCTGATAACTTAGTTGAAGTTACTTTTGATCTCATGAGCCGTGGTCGTATTGGTATCCACCAAAACGCTACTAGCTCTGGTAGCATCATCCCAACTGCTCCTAACTAAGCGCTCTTTCCATTGTTTTCTGCTAGCCTCTCCTTACGGGGAGGCTTTTTATTTTGGACATTAATCAACTTAGGGAAACAATTTACGAACTGCTTTCAGCGGCTCCTAACTTAATTGGTTCTTACATCTTTCCTGATAACACACAAGTACCAGCTATTTATGTGGTTGGACAAAAAGGAGTGCCAACAGAATGGAAAGTTACTGGCATGGAAGTTACCATACGGCAATATCCAGAATTACTGCCTGAAGCTGGTGTAGGAATGGTAAGTGTATTGCAACAATGGGAAGTAATAATTATGCAATATAATCCTGATGGTAAACAAATTGCAGAAGCAATGGATCGAATGGTGAGGCGATTCCCTGATGCTGGATTACGATTTACGCCTGGTGACGATGTGGCATATGAACGTTGCCGTTTTGTTATTCCTGATATGACGATTCGTCGTATTTTCCCTGGTCCTTAACCATGGCAAGTCTTAGTGGTGGTAATCAGATTGAGCGGGCTTTAGTCAAAGCTTTTACAGACTGGACAGAGCAAGATATCAATGATGCTTTCTGGGACGATCAATTTAAAGAAGACAAGTGGAATCATAGTCCATCCACAACAAGAAGAAATGGTGATACAGTAGGATCGCCTCGTGATATTTACGACTTAGGAGCACTTTATAATAGTGGTAAAGAAAGTTACAAGTTGACAAGCTCCACAGGTAACGTAACAGCACGTTGGCATTGGGATGCTAAAAACAATAGCGGCAAAGAATATGCAGAATACGTGCATGAAGGCACAGGAACAAACGAAGGGTATCCTAGGAAATTCACTGATGATTTATCCATTGCATTTTCTTTTAGGAAGCCAGTGGCTAAAGCTTTTGCACTTAGAGTGCAAGCAGAATTAACGGCTATCAATGCAAATTGATTACTTATGGAGCAAAGACGGGCGATGTCATGCCATTAATTGCTCTCACGTAGGATCCAGCGTTGAAATAGGTATTCTTTGTCTTATGGCATTTCCTGAGGATGCCATTAGAATTTCAAACGAAGATCATTCTTTTCTTGTTGAAGTGCCTAAAGAATTTCGTTCTCAAAGCGAAAGAGTAAAGGTCTTCAATGCCACTTTAACCGTTCTAAATCATGAGCAAGTATAGCTTCCTACTTCAAAGCGAAGAGCCTGAATTTTTTGAACTCAGCCCCAAGTTGCGCCTAAGGCAACATGGCGGATGGTTAGTTGCAGAAGGTATTGAGCAAGAAGAACTTAGTAAGGTGCAAAGCCAAGCAACTATTCGTGCGGTGCAATTAGCAAAACGGATTGCCATTGCAAAAGATATTCCATTAGATGAAGCATTTGCTTTGCTGCAAGGTGGTGCTGATATGAGTGAAATGGAGCTATTAAGTGATTTCACTGAGGAAACACTAGGGATGATCAATAGCAGTGGCGGCGTTGAGCTAGGCAATGCTCGTATGGTGACAGTATTTATGCGTTGCAGGGGTGAAGGTTTGATGAGCGACGGGGAATGGTTACCCCTTGATGATTGGTCCATTGAAGACACTAAATCAATGGGAAGGCGTTTAATTGCTAAAGGCATGGAATTTATAGCGAGTGAGCAAGAGGCTGAGGCGAAAGAAGCAGGACAAGCAAAAAAAGCACCCCGCCGGACGAAGGAAGCTTTGCCGAGCGACTAGAGAAACAAGCCCGGCAATTTTTAAAAAACTTAACAAAATGGGATGAGATTTATTTTCGTCTTAATTCATCGGACTTTAATGATTGCCGATGGGAGGCGCATAATTTTGGTAAGCAGCGTGTAAAGGATATTGTGACAGCATTGAAATGGTTGGAAAATCATGATATCACAAAATATAATATTAATAGTATTGCAACAGCTAAGCTAGGCACTGTAGTTGTAGGAGCACTAGGAGGGAAAAAGGCAAAGGTATCAGCAGATGATTTCTTACCGTTTGACACTAGAAGATTGAAGAAACAAAACGGCATGACAGATGAAAGCTTGGGCATATTGCAACGTTTGATGCGCACCAGACGATTAGATGGTCGAGTTATTGCATTATTAGCTGACGAACTAAAAACTGCTTCCACCCGTGAACCAAGTGGCGAGTAGCTATATTATGAATAATAGGGCTATTGTCGAATATGGCTGAATTAAAACTTGACGTAACGCTAAATATAGCAGGATTTCGCGCACAGCTAGAAAAGTTAGCAACAGAAGCAGGGTCGCGTTATTTTGGTGTTGATTTATCAATAGATGAAGCGGACTTTAAAAAACAATTAAAAGAATTAGAAAAAATTAAACCCATAATAAAAATTAATGACGATCAACTCTATGGCGCAAGAAAAACAATTGGCGCGTTAAATAAAAGTTTAGCAACATTGCGTAGAGCAACTTCTACTCCCATTGAAATTAAAATTAAATATGTAGAAATCGGTAAGCCGCCTTCTGGTGCAACGAAAGAAATAGCAAACACCGTCTCAAGGGGCGTTAAAGTCTCTCAAGCAATAGAGGGCTTTAGTAGTGGGCAATTGCGAAGCACTCGTAGAGCGATGGGGGAAGCCGGTCTAAATCTCGGAAAGCTAAAGAATCTTCAAAAAGCATCAACAGATGAATTAAAAGAATCAATCGTTTACGGCTTTAACAATAGTGCAGAAGAAGCCATCAATGGTTTTGTTGCTGGATTAAAAGATGGAAATTCTAAAGTTGCTTTTGCGGCTGGTAAAGTAGGGAAAGAAGGTGTTCGTGGCATTAACGATGCACTTGGTATTGAGTCTCCATCGAAAGTATTTAAGAGAATTGGTGAACTTAGCGTTGATGGTCTTGAAATTGGCTTTTTAAATGGATTAAAAAGTTTTAAAAGTAAATCAATTGCAGAAGTTAGCGCAATTGTCATTGCATTAAAAGCAGAATTTGCCAAACTTCAAGGCGCGTTACCAGCTCCGGCTGGATTAAGTGGCGGATCAAGGGGTGGTCGTGGATATTTCAACCCCATAGGGCCATTGCCAGAAGGAAGTAAAGAGCCATATACGATGACTGATCGTGGGTATCAACCTTACCTCGGAGGGCCTGGCGTGGGGACTTCTGCTCCTCCTCGTGGCTTATTACCACCCGCAAGCGCTATTGGACGTGGTTTTTCCGGGCAGTCATTCGCTGGTGCGCCCGTAAACTTTAGGATGGGAGCTGATCTTCCTGCTTTGCCATCATCAGAAGCAGCCAAACGCCTTAGGCAGCAAGAGCAAGTGGCGCAAGGAACAGCCGAACGACTTAGGCAACAAGCGCGAGTGGCGCAAGCTCATCTTCGATCAGCAGAAAGAAGTGCAACTGTTTTTGGCGAACGGGCTGCAAGGCTAGATAAGGCTATGAGCGCCTTTAGAACAAGCGGAAGAGCAACTGGTTATACATCTCCCATAGGACCATTACCTCGCAATAGTTCTGAGCCATATGCTGCTGGTTCTCGCGGTATGTTTGGCTC